CTAGTGAGTTTGATGCAGCAGAAACAACATTTAATCCCACTACTGGTCTAGTAGGTGCCAGTGGAGTAGCAGTAAAACTATACCTAGAACAAAACTATTCAGGCACCAGTGATTATGCATTCACAGGCAATGTAATCGTAACTGGTTACACAGTCAACAGTTCAATGGATGGTATGGTTGAAGCCAGTATCAGTTTCCAAGGAACTGGTGCAACTGCATTCTCTACCACAGCGGTATAAGGTCAAGTAATGGAAATCAAGATTGAAGTTCGCGATGTTGCTGCTGCTATACGTGATGTAGAGCAGCAGTATCGTGGCTTTTTGGAGCGAGTAGCTGATGAGATTGTGGCAGAAGCACCCAACTTTACTCCCAAACGCACAGGCAGGGCCTCAGAAGGTTGGGCCAAACGCATGGGTCGTGATGGGTTTGAAGTTGAGAATAAAGTGCCATATGTTGGTTACCTTGAAAAACCATATGTTAAAAGCAAAAAGGCCCCAAATGGTATTATTGGGCCAACACTAACTTCAGTCAAAGGAAAATTACGATGAGCAAAGTATTAGAAAACGCAACAGCACACTTTAGAGAAAAGATCAGTGGTGACATGAAAAAAGTTCACGTGCCAGAATGGCAGTGTGATATCTATTTCAAACCAACATTGACTCTAAGAGAGCAGAGTAAATTAATTGAATTAACACAACAGGGCAAGACTGTGGAAGCATTGGTTGAAAGTCTTATTGTCAAGGCACGTAATGCTGATGGCACCAAGATGTTTACCATGCCAGACAAGATGACTCTGTTAAATGAAGTAGATCCAGCTGTGATTATTCGTGTGGTTGGTGATATTAATGAAGCTGGCCAATTAGAAACAGATTTGGAGAAAGTGGAAAAAAACTAACAGCAGATCCAGATTTGATGTTTGCCTGTAGATTAGGCAAAGATCTGGGTCTGACATTAGAGCAGGTATTTGATATGACAGTAGAAGAATTCCAAACGTGGGCAGCGTTCTACAATTGGGAATCAAAGGAAATAAAGAAAGCTAACAAAAGGAGCAGATAGTGGCAACAACAGAAATTCCAGTAAAGGTCACGGCTGACACCAGAGACGCTGAACGTAATATCAAGAATTTTGAACGTTCGCTAGGCAATCTGCAGGAAGTTAGCGGACAGGCTGCGGCAGCATTGGGCATAGTCACTGGTGCTGCTGCGGCCATGACCTTTGCCATATTAAAGACTGCAGGAGCTGCTGGTGATCTTGTAGATGCCAGCGATGCACTAGGTGTATCAGCTGCTGGTCTACAAAAGATGCAGTATGCTGCACAGTTGGCAGGTGTTGGTGCAGACGCACTGAATGCCAGTATACAAAAACTGTCAAAGAATATCTATGAAGGATTGATCAAGAGCAGTGCACCTGCTGCTGATGCAATGAATTCATTGGGTCTCAATATCAAAGAGATCAATGCACTAAGACCAGACGAACAATTCCGTAGAGTTAGTGAAGCACTGATGGCAGTAGAGAATCCTGCCCAACGTGTGGCATTGAGTATGGAACTGTTTGGTAAACAAGGTCCAGCAATATTAAAAGTAGCAGGAGAACTTGAAAAGGTTCGTGCTATTACTGAATCAGTAGGACTGGGTGTTACTGAACAAGATATTGTGGCCCTAGATGAAGCCAGTGATGCAGTAGATCAATTGGCCATCATGTGGGATGCTGGTGTTAAGAAAGCAGTGGCAGAAATAGCACCATTGGTTATTGGCATTGTTACAGAGATACAACGTGCTATCAAAGAAGCAGGTGGATTTGAAGGTATTTGGAAGGCTATAAAATCTGTTGTGCATACTGTGGTCAACGTAGCCACAATATTAGGCACGATCATTGCCACTAGATTGATAGTAGGTGCTGCACAGTTTGCCATACAATTAGGTCGTGCTGCCATAGCTGCTAAGAGTCTTAATGTTATACTATCTAGAACACCAATTGGTCTATTGGCAGCTGGTGCTGCTATATTAGCAGATGCAGTTGGTATTGATCTTGTAGGTGGTATGGGTGATGTGTTGGATCTTACAGAACTGCAAAAGATAGGCAACGACAAGATCACTGCTGCTGTTGAAGAAAGAAATACTAAACTAACCAAAGAAGGTCAGTTGGTATCTGTAGTCACTGAAGAACAAAAGAAATTAGCAGAAGCACAGAAAAAGGCCTTAGAAGCACTAAATGATACCATTATTAGAATGGAAGTGCAGGTTGGATTTCAACGTGACATTTTAGAAAATGGTCAAGAAGAAGCTAGAATCAATCAGGTAGTCAACACAGAAAGAGAAAAACTTAAGAAAGTAAATTTAGATCTATTGCCTGCACAAGAGCAGAGCATACGTAATCTATTAAGAGAAGAAGATTCACTTAAACGTCAAATTAATCTAAGACAAGAACAGACACAGGCAGTATTCAGTAATATACTTGCTGAACAGTCTGCATTTGAACAGGCATTGCAAAAACAACTAGACTTCCGTTTATTAATGGAAGGTAAGACTGCTGAAGAAATCAGAAGAATAAGACAACAAGAATTAAAAGAAAATCCAAATTTACGTAAAGTTGCAGAAGCCAGTTTAGATAGAAGTGTTCAAAGAGCCATTGACGCTGAGATAGGTAAGAATAACAAATTATATGAACTTCAAAAAAGACAGGCCAAAGAAAGAGAAGATCTAGATAGACTTGAACTATCTGCTCAATTAAACAATGTTATATTAACTGAAGATCAAAAAGCAGCTATCATAAAAGCCAAAGAAGATCTATATCGTCAACAACAATTAGATCGTTTGGCCTTTGACAAACAAATAGCTGAACAAAGAACACAAGTTGAATTAGATAGAATAGATCGTATTCTACGTGCAGAAGCAGGTGCTGCTGCACAGGCACTCAGTGAAAAAGATCGTGAATTCCTGCAGAAACAGGGCATGATAGAAAAAGAAAAACAGATAGCAGCAGATCGTGTGGCCTTTGAAAAGAAAAGTGATTTAGATAAAACTAAATTTGCTCTAGACAACATGACCACAGTGTTCTCAACATTAGGTGCACAGAATAAGAAAGCATTTGAAGCCAGCAAGGCATTGGCCATTGCATCAGCATTGGTCAACACCTACCAAGGTGCTACTAAAGCATTGGCCACTTATCCATGGCCATTTGGACTAATTGCTGCCGCTGCCGCAGTGGCCGCTGGTATGGCACAGGTTGCAGCCATTCGTTCACAACAGTATTCAGGTCGTGCTCTTGGCGGACCTGTTATGGGTGGCAAACCATATATTGTTGGTGAAAGTGGACCAGAATTGTTTACACCAGCAACAACTGGCAGCATAACTAGAAATAGTGATCTACAAGGTGGCAGTCCAGTTAATGTTACTTTTACAATTATTGCCAATGACACACAAGGTTTTGATCAATTATTAACATCACGTCAAGGCGTTATCAAACAGATTATATCTGATGCTATGCTAGAACGTGGACAAAGGAGTATGATGTGAGGAATGAAATGAAAAAAGCCTACACACAACAAAAAGGTGATGCTAAAAAACGAGGCATTGAATTCAAATTAACATTTGAAGAGTGGAGTAATTGGTGGGGTAAAGATTTTCAAAATCGCGGTGTTGGAGCAAATAAACTAGTTATGGGAAGACATGGTGATGTTGGTGCATATGAGTTATCTAATATCAAAAAAATTACTTTTGGAGATAATATTCGAGAATGTCGTAGTAAGACTGGAGCGACATATAGAGGCGGCAGAGTAGGCAAACCTATAACTTTAGAAGGTAAGACTTACAAAGATATAAATGTTGCGATAGAACAAACAGAATACAGTAGAAAACAAATCTATTGTAGAATAAAAAAGGAGATCGCGTAATGGCTGATTTACAATCGTTATATCCATCAAGTCCCAGCTTTGAAACAGTCAACTTCAAAGTTAACACACCAACGCTGACATCAGAAACATTTTCTGGCAAGCTAAGACGTGTTGGTATGGGCGTGAGTTACTATAGTTGGGAAGTAAAATATCCCAATTTAACTCCACTTGAGGCAGGCACTGTGCAGGGATATATTGCACAGGCATTAGGCAGTCAATTTAGTTTTTTAATTGCATTGCCTAAAATCAGTTACAGTAAATTAGGTGGTCTGCAACAGACACAGGCCATCTTTACCACACAGGCTTATCCAATTGGTGCAACCAGCATAAGAATTAAATTTGCTACACCATTAAGCAACATATTAGCAGCTGGTGATTTTATTGGATTTCAAAATCACAGCAAAGTCTACCAAGCAGTGGCCGCAGTGCAGGCAGAAGCCAGTGGCAATGCCACAATATTTTTCAGCTGTCCATTGCAATCAGCAGTGCCAAATAACACACAGGTCTATATCAATGGTATCTATTTTACTGCTGTGTTAGCAGAAAATGTGCAGGAATGGGATGTAGGTGTTGGTGGACTTACCAGTCTAAGTCTACAAATGAGGGAAGTTTGGTAAATGAAAAGTTTTTATACCACAGCCAATCGTAATGAATACTATAGAGATCATACCATTGCTGTTGATTGCGTTGAATTACATTTAAAAAATGCACAAGGTAATAATGATTATGTCTATCTCTGCAGTGGTGGGGCTGATTTGGTATTCAACAGTCCTACGGCACCAGGCACTAACAACACTTATTCAGCACAGGGCGACTTTATTGGATTCAGCCCATTAACGGAAGAGTTTGATGTTAAGGTTGGTAAGTTTAGCATATTCCTCAGTGGCATAGGCAATAATTATGTTAACAAATTAATCAATTATGAGATTGAAGGCAAGCGTGTGGTTATCTACAAGGCATTCTTGGGATTTGGCAACAGTGGTGCTGATCCATTAGGCCTAGTGGCAGATCCTATATTGATGTTTGATGGCATTATCTATAATTTTGCTGTGCAGGAAACAGATAGAAGCTGTCAAATAACCATTGACTGTTCTAGTCTATTTGCAGATTTTGAACGCAGCAATGGTCGTAAAACCAACAACTGGAGCAATTGGTTGTATCAAGGTAATACATTTGATTATGCAATGGATAAAGCAGGTTGGGTAGGACAAACAGAGTTCAAATGGGGCAGATTGTAGCCTATGATA